TTTGAATCTCAGGCGAGCCAAGAGCCTGGGCACTCATCTCGTTATGCGCATCGAGAGCGCTGATGATGGCGTTGACTATCTCCTGCATGAGGTCAGGGGAGTTTGCGAACTGTTCCTTGGTGTTGTTCGAGGCTTGCTGAATGAGGGTCTCGGATTCGAGCAGCTTGCCTTTAATGACGTTGTTAACGTACACCAGCTTGTCGTTGTCCGTAAGGTCACCTTGGAAGAGTTCATTCACCTTCGCGATAATCTCCTCGAGGTATGCCCTCTCCTTCTCCCGGACCATTCCGAACCCGGCCTCGGTTATCGGATTAAGCTTTGGTGTGTCTCCATCCCGGAGATTCATCGTCTGCTTGCCGATGTTCTTCAGGTTGTGATGTGTCAGAACGATGCCTGAGAGGTCTACCCCTTCGCGCTCACGGCCGAACTTTAACAGCGGGATGAGGCGCTTGTAGAACATGGCTCGCTTCTCGATGTCGGTGTTTCCGTAATCGAATATCTGCGAGAGGAAGGTGTACATCCGCTGGAAGGATTCCATGTCCTTTCGGAAGAGGACTAAGGCATCCATCTCTTCCTTTGCCGTTTGAGCGGCTTTCTGGTCATCGGCAGCCTCGGCAGCTTTGCGATTGGCCTTCGCTGCGGTGTAGCGATTGAGCAGTCGCTGAGCGACCGGTGCAATCGCGGCTTCGAGCTCCTTCTGCTTGGCGTTCGAGTTCATCTCCACTTCAACCACTCGATTCACCTCGAAGTCGTCGTAGTAGCCAGTTGCATCAAGCTTTGCTCGAAGGTCTAACACTAGGTTCGGGTCAGTTGCGCCTGAGAGCTCGGCGGTCGTGTAGTAGGTCTTAAACGCCTCGAGTATCTCAGTCGCATCGTTTACGAAATCTAAGACATAGGTCGTATCCTTACCCGGATGGGCACGGTTTAGACGGGAAAGGGTTTGTACCGCTTGAATTCCAGCGAGCCGCCTATCGACATACATTCCGCAGAGCAGCGGTTGGTCGAATCCTGTCTGGAACTTATTAGCCACAAGAAGAATCTGATACTCGTCGCCTTTGAAGGCTTCGCGAATATCACGCCCCTTGAGACAAGGATTTAGGGACTTAGTCTTCTCGGTAAAAGGGTCCTCGCCGCTTACCTTATCAATTACCTCACCAGAGAACGCCACGAGGGTCTGCAACCCGTAGCCCTTGTCCTTAATATACTTATCAATAGCTATCTGCCATCGCACCGCTTCGACACGGCTACTAACCACAACCATCGCCTTCGCCTTACCGCCAAGGAGTGGAGCAACTAGCTCTCGGAAGTGCTCTACAACAACCTGAACCTTCTGGGAGATGTTGTACGGGTGGAGGCGAACCCATCCCATGATGCCCTTCATCGCGGCGCTGCGCTCAACTTCCTTCTCGTCCCAATCCTTGCCGTTGCTCGCGAGCTTGAAAGCTAGCTTGTACGAGGTGTAGTTCTGCAACACATCGAGAATGAATCCCTCCTCGATAGCTTGCCTCATTGAGTACACATGAAACGGCACCGGGAGATTCGTCTCGGATGGTGGAAGGGATGGGTCTGGTCTACGACCGAAGAGCTCCATCGTCTTTGACTTCGGTGTTGCGGTGAATGCAACGTAGGTGATACCTGATTCGCTCGCGCGGCTGGCCATCTGAGCGGCAAGGAGGTCTTCAGTGCTCACCTCTCCGCCATCTTCAAGCTCTTGCTGTTCCTCTGCGGAAAGAAGGCTCTTAAGCTTTGCGGCAGCTTCGCCGGTCTGTGAGCTGTGAGCCTCATCGGCGATTACGGCGAATCGTTTGCCTTGAGTTGCTGCCAACTCTTGGACGGCTTTCAGAGCAAATGGGAAGGTCTGGATGGTGCATACCACTATCTTCTTGTCGCCAGAGAGGGCCTCTGCGAGCTCAGCGCTCTTACTGCCTCCTTCGCCCTTAATTGTAGCCACCACCCCAGCGGTGCGCTCGAAACCATATACGGCATCCTGAAGCTGTCCATCGATGACGTTGCGGTCCGAGACTACGAGTACCGAGTCGAATATCTTCTTGTGCTCTGCGTCGTGGAGGTCAGCGAGGAAATGGGCAGACCACGCGATAGAATTGGTCTTTCCGGAACCAGCGGAGTGCTGGATGAGGTATTTCCTTCCTGGGCCTTCGGTAAGCACAGCAGCTTGCAGCTTTCGCGTGCCGTCGAGCTGGTGATACCGAGGGAAGATGATGCTCTCAATCTGCTGCTTCTTATCCTTCTTGGCGACGACGTACCGACCAAGGATTTCAAGCCAACTGTGACGCTCCCATACCTCTTCCCAGAGGTATGCCGTGCGATGGCCGTTATCATTGAGGGGATTCCCCGCGCCCCCCTCGTTGCCTTTATTAAATGGCAAGAAGGCAGTCTTAGCTCCCTCAACTCGTGTTGTCATCCGCACCTCGCTGTTGCTAACCGCGAAGTGAACAAGAGCTCCGTTTGGGAATGACAAGAGAGGCTCAGGGCTTTGGCCCTTCGGTGAGGGATGCCTGTCAAAGCGATACTGGTCCACCGCATCGTCGATGCTTTGGGTGAAATCCGTCTTCAATTCGACCGTCGCGACTGGAATGCCGTTAAGGAATAGCACAACGTCGATAGCGTTCTCATTATGAAGCGAGTAGCGAACCTGTCGAACAACTCGCAAGCGATTGGCTGCATACTTCGCCATCGTTTCTTGGTTAAGAGCGAGTGCGGGCTTGAATTGCGCCATCGAGAGCCGCTTGCGCACTCCCATCACGTCAAAACCGTTGCGGAGGACATCGAGCGTTCCGCGTTGATTGATAGAATCGCGAAGACGAGAGAGCACCGTCTTTGCAGCCTGGTCGCCATGGTTCTTTGTCACCGCTTCCCAGTGAGTTGGCTGAGACTCCTGAATCCAAGCGATAACGTCATCCGGGAAGAGCGCGAGCGTTCGGTCGTACTTGGCGGCATCGCCGTCAGCATAGAGCCAGTTGTGCCCGGAGAGGTGTTCGCAAATATCTTCTTCGAAGTTTATCTCTTTGTGGAGGTTCATGCGGCATCCTTTTGGGTGGAGGCGTAATTTCGGACATCTATCTTGCCGGTTACGGCGGCGGAGATTAGGGCGGTGCGGCGTTCCTGCAGAAGAATGATAGCCTTGGCCGCATCGTCTATGAGAGACTTAAGTTTTGCGAGCCCATCATCAAGAGCCTCGATGATTGCCCGCTGTTCGCCAATCGACGGAACAGGCAGGTAAAGATTGCCATACTTCTCAGCGCTCACGTTTTGGATAGTTGCCTGAATCTGGCTCCCGACTACATATCCCCAGTAAGCATTTGTTTGGCAGAAATAGTTTAGCCAGTCGGGCAGGCATATTTGCGTTTTCAATCGAGCTCTTATGAGGTAGCCGGCGAAACAAGCTTCTCCCCATCTGTTCGAATATTTGAAACTTTTACCAACCGTGGCACCGCTCCGTGCGAGCAGAACATCGCCTTCATGGAGAAGATAGGGTTGAGCGACATCTCTAGGAAGCGACCTGAAAGTTTCGTCCCTAAGATTGCCATCCTCGTCTATGTCTGTAATTCGCACAAACCGAGGTAGCGTTGGGTCGTCTAGCTCAGCTGATTCATTTGCTCCATACTTTAAAGATTCCGACAGAAGATTCTTTAATCGTCTCACCTCCCAATGCTCCGGCACCTCCCCCAGCCATTCGACACCCGAAGGCTTCATCCGAACATCAGGATTCAGTCCCTTGGTAACAGCATGAGAGATAACTGCTTGGCGCTTCTCCTTCAGGAGTTCTATAAGCCTTTGCTGCTCGGTTATTAGCGCGTCGATTTTGGAGGTTTCGTGGTCGAGGAAGGAGGTAATAGCGACCTGCTCCGAGATGGGCGGAAAAGGCATCGGTATTTCTGCCATAGCAGATTGGGTCAACTTATCGCGAGTCGAGCCATTAACAAAACCCGAATAATCGGTGATGTTAAGAACGTGCACAAGAAACCAGGCACTCAATTCTTCCACTGTTCGAAGAACATGGATGTGATTGTTTGGCCATACTGGTCCACTGCTGTAGAAGGCGACGATTTTGTTGGGCTCAAAAAATGGAGCACCGTCCTCACCAAGAAGGACCAATTCCTCATCAAAGAGGCATTTATTAACGCAATCCATCACCGAGTTAGCACCCCAGTACGGAATGTCGCCGGCCATTGATGCGCGCTCGACAGAATTCAGAGGAATACGACGCCCATCCAAACATTCTGCAACATAGCGAAGCCTCTTTAGCTTCCAATGCTCGGGAATATCTCCAAGCCATGAAAAGCCACTAGTTGTGTACTTGTCATATCCTCCAAAACTCACGCCGAAAGCCCCCCAATCATCTCAAGAATCTTGCCAGTAACAACCTTCAGCTCTGCATCAATCTCACCTAATGCCCTCGGCGGCTTGAACACATAGAAGTGACGATTAAAGGGTATCTCATATCCAATCTTCGTCTTCTCATGGTCAATCCAAGCGTCCGGCACATGGGGAAGCACTTCGCGCTTAAAGTACTCATCCACATCCTCACTAAGAGGAACGTTCTCGCTATCTCGAAGATTCGCGTCAGGCACAGGCTTGCCTTTACCTTTGCCTTTTGTACCAAGAACGACTTCCCCCGCTTCATTTCTCTCGGGCCGTTCTACGGTGATGGTGCGGTAACCAAAATCCTCGTTATTAAAAATCTTGCTGATTGGAACTCCATCCTTTGAAAGCTCCTTACAGTCACCAAATATCTTCGTAATCTCTTCGATATGCTCAGGGCTCAGCTCTTTGCGCTTTGAGCCAAGACTCTTGCGCATCTTCTGGAAGAAGTTGCTCGCGTCGATGAGCTGGACCTTATCCTTGCGATGTTCTGGTTTACGGTTACTGACCACCCACACATAAGTGCTAATGCCGGTGTTGTAGAACATATCTGTTGGAAGCCCGATAATCGCCTCGACCAAATCGTTCTCAAGCACATAGCGGCGAATCTCGCTCTCGCCCGAACCTGCCCCGCCTGTAAAGAGTGGCGACCCATTGAGCACGATTCCAAATCGGCTGCCGCCGTCCTTCTGTGGACGCATCTTTGAAATAAGGTGCATCAAGAAGAGCAGCGAACCATCGCTTACGCGGGGGAGACCTGGCCCAAACCGACCATTAAAGCCTTTATCCTCAGCCTCTTTCCGAATCTCCTTCTCAATCTTCTTCCACTCAACACCGAACGGTGGGTTTGAAAGCATATAGTCGAAGTGCTTACCAGGCAGACCGTCAGCAGAGAGAGTGTTTCCGAGGATGATGTTTCCTACATCCTGCCCCTTAATAAGCATATCGGCTTTACAGATTGCATAGGACTCAGCATTGAGCTCTTGGCCGTACATCACGAGCCGCGCATCTGGGTTGTGGCTGCTCAGGTGTTCATCAGCGACTGAGAGCATCCCTCCTGTTCCTGCGGTCGGGTCGTACAGCGAGCGAACGACTCCAGGCTTCGTGAGCGCCTCATCGTCCTCAATGAACAACAGATTCACCATCAAACGGATAACCTCTCGCGGGGTGAAGTGCTCTCCCGCGGTCTCATTCGAGATTTCCGCGAACTTTCGAATGAGTTCTTCAAACACCACTCCCATCTGGGCGTTACTCACTGCCTCTGGATGGAGGTCGATGTTCGCGAACTTCTCGGTGATGAGGTAGAGAAGGTTCGCTTTAGCGAGTCGGTCAACTTGGGTATGAAAATCGAAGCACTCGAAGATATCTCTAACAGCGCTCGAGAATCCCTGGACGTAGGCGTAGAGGTTTTCTTTGATGTGGTCCTGGTCGCCCATCAACTTCTTCATGTCCAAAGGTGAAGAGTTGTAGAAGAGCTGTCCTGATTTGCGTAGAAGGAACGGCTCTGGATTGAGGTTTGCCTTGGTGCGCACCTCTAGCTCTTTCAAGACGTCTGCTTTGGTGTTCTCCAACACACAATCGAGACGACGCAACACGGTGAACGGCAGGATGACCTTACCGTATTCAGATTGCTTGTAATCACCACGAAGAAGGTCGGCGACTGACCAGATAAACGAGGAGAGGTTTTGTTGATTCATGACTGGCCTAAACTGTAAAGATTCAGGCAGTTTATACAATGTAATACCCTGGTAATCCAGGGTCAGAATTCCTCTACGAAGGCTGTTTTTTGGGGTGTATCACCAGCTGAATCAGTCCAGTTCAACCTAGAGAACCAGGATACCCCGTGTCGCGTAAACGCTGGCCTGAGAGTTAGGCAGGGTAACAGCCCTTCCGAGTGCATTTATCAGAGCAACGACCCCGTCAATTCGCTCGCTGCTCTTCCGCCGTGAAGGCTTTAGGTTCCCCGCGGCATCCTCCTCGACGGCCACATTCGAAGCCATCCACCGTAAGACCGGATTCCCTCCATGCCTAACCCTCCCAGCTAAAAGCAGGTTCATAAGCTCCTTGGTCGGGGTGGATTGGGACGAGAATCCCTGCCCCCATGGTACCACGGTGAAGCCGTCCCCCATCAGCTGCGTGGAGAGGTGCGTCGCGTTCCAACGGTCAATCACAACCTCTGCTATCTTGAACCGCTCGGACAGCTCTTTGATTTTGGCTCGAATGAAGTCGTAGTCCACCACGTTGCCCGGCGTTGTATAGACGTATCCCTGTCTTGCCCACTCGGCATAGGGCACTCGGTCCTTCCGCTCCCGTCTTCCGATATTCTCTGAAGGTATCCAGAAGTGCGGCAGCACATCGTAGCTACCATCAGGACTGGGAAATAGGAGGACTAAGGCGGTAATGTCTGTTGTGGAGGAGAGGTCCAGGCCTGCGTAGCAGGTGCGTCCCGCTAAACGCTCCAGGTCGACGGCTCCATCACACGAATCCCACACCTCGGAGGAAATCCACCGGCTCTCCTGCTCGGTCCATTGGTTAAGGTGCAAGCGACGAAAGGTGTTTGCGTAAGCTGGTATCTCTTTCGCCTTTTTGAATTCCTGATGGAGGTAGTCGGGCTTGAGCGATACCCCAAGGCTCGGATTCGCCTTCGCCCAATTCTCGGGGAGGGTCCAATCATCGTCATCTTCAAGGCCGTAGAGAACCGGGAGGAAGGATGGGTCATCGATTGAGCCATCTGCGACTCTTTTAGCGTAGGAATGAAGCTCCCAGCAGATTGAATTGCGGTCGTATCCAGCGGTGGTGATAGCAACTACGAGGGGCTGACGACGTGCGCCGGTTGAGGTTGTGAGGGTATCCCACAACTCTCGAGAAGGCTGGGCATGGAGCTCATCGAATACGATTCCGTGCGCGTTGAGACCGTGCTTTGTGTACGCATCGGCGGAGAGGACTTTGTAGGTACTCCCAGTAGAGGAGACGGTTATGGCTCTTTTGAAGGCATCGGACCTCTTTGAGAGAGAGGCATTCGCGCTCACCATCTGCTTTGCTACCTCAAAGACGATTGCAGCCTGCTCCCGGTCGGCGGCGGCGGAGTATACCTCCGCTCCATGCTCGTGGTCGGCGAAGAGGAGATAGAGGGCAATCCCAGCAGCGAGGGTGGACTTGCCGCACTTTCGGGGAACGAAGATGTAGGCCGTGCGATATCGGCGAGAGCACTCTTCGGGCTTGTCCGCGTCCCTTCGCTTCCATCCGAAGAGCGGTCGAATAATGCCGTCCCGCTGCCACGGTTCGAGCTTAAACGACTGTCCAGCCCATTCCCCCTTCACGTGTACCAGATACTTCTCGAAGAAGGCGCACGCGAGGTCGGCGGCACGGTCGTCAAACCAGAACTGAGCGTCGATGTTAGTCGTCATTATCCAAAGAGCTCCTTTTCAAGGTCATCTTCGTCCTCACTGGCACCATCAGCTCTAAGCCTACTGCGTGATGACGGGGTCATTCCGAAGTCACCCATCAAAGCTCGCATCTGGTCGAGTGCCTGAGCAGCAACCCTGACGTAGGGGTTCATTACGGGACTCCCCGTACTACCGGAGATGACGCACCCTTCCCGTCGGACGTGTTGCTCGGCGTCAATCCACCGTGAGTAACACATACAGAGGGCAGCGAAGGCGGTCTTATCGATGGTCGTCAGAACACCCGCATCTCGAAGGAGCGGCGCACACCGCAGCCATTCCTCACGAGCTTTTCCGTCGAGGTGCTCTGGCGGTAGCAGCTCCGCATCTGCTCGGTAGGTCGGCTCCGCAGGATTGAGTGGCCTCTTGCCTGGATTGCCACTTAGGAGCTTTAAGGCACTAGGTTTTGGCTTTCTTCCCATAGGTATCTCCACAAAAAATCTCCCCAAATTTCGCGGCGGTGTGCGCGAGGCTGGGGTGGCGGTCTGGAACAGGAGGCCCCAGAGATTTAACTCCCCCTCCCCTTATGTGGTGAGCCTCCTGGCCCCGTTTACGCTGGTGACAGCGATTGCAAAGTGATTGAAGGTTCACCTCGTTCAGTGCTTCGCCTCCGTCCTTGATGGCGACGACATGGTCGACAACCTCGGCAGGGTGGAGACAGACAACGCAGACCGGATTGCGTCGGATGAACCAGCCTCGTAACCGCTGCCACTTCGCGGACGAATAAAAGCCTCGGTTCTCGTCTTGAGCCTTATAAAAAGCCCGCTTGCTTCGAGCGTGGAGGTCGCAACAGCCTTTCTCGACCAGTCGAGAGCAGCTCGGGAATGTGCACGGCTTCAATGGGCGATGTGGCATTTGCTTTCCCTCCGAATTGAGTCTGTGGCGTTCTTTAGGTGGGGCAGTTTCAAGAACGAACTCCCCTGCCTTTTGCGATTAGCTCCCTTTCGGGATTCTGCTCCTCAAGCCACTGGTGGTAGGCCTCAGCATCGATGAGCACCCGTTTACCACGACGCAGAGTGCATCTGCGGTTGAACTCCGGATTGGAGAAAACGAGCCAGCGAAGGCCGCTGACGGAAGGGTCTGGATAGTATTGGTTCCACTTGGTAAGTGGGATGAATCTGTGGATAGAAGGGGTTGTAAGCATTCTCTTTACCTTGCGATGTCGTTACAGGACAACATTGTCCAACAACGCAATCTTGAGAGAATGCTGGGGAGAAGGCATTAGGGCTAAACGTCTTAGCCCTAAAGTTTTTTACTACCGAGGTCCTCGTACGCTACCACCACGCCCCTTGTTCCTCGGTTTGGGAGGAAAATGGACGCCCCTGTCTTTAATGGCCTCCTTGATACCTGGCTTAACTGAGCCGGAAGTAGCGGCATCCTTAAGTTCTCCCTCGAATCCAAACTCTTCGGGAAACTTGGTGATGAAGCCTGCAACTGCTTTCCGGATTTTATAATCAGTCCAGAACGTTTCTTTACCGAGTTTTGTCGCTGTTCGGTTCTTCTGGTAGGCCCCGTCGATAAGTTTGACGACTCTCCCGTTATATCGAACAGCATCGGCCTTCGTCTGAACTGGGACCTGGTGCTGCGTGCGGATAAGAAGAAGGCATTGCTCTGCCCAGAGCATTTTCTCGAGTGGAAAGTCCTCCCCAGGGCTCTGAAGCCAAACAACAAGCGCGTCGATTGCCTCTTTAACCTGGATGAGGCACTCGTCCTTTCTCAACACGTGGGGCTTGTAAGATGGGAACTTATTCGTCTGGCGATGGTTTAGCCCAGCGCCTGGCGACCGATGGGACTGAAAGTCGGCGATGTTCTCCTCCTCATAGGCTTGGAATTTACTGCCCTTGTATGACTGCAACGCCTCCTGCAACCTCAGCTGTAGAATCTCGACGTGTTCCCGAATCTGGAGATGAAATGCCGCTGTATTCATGCCTACCTTATTTTCCATTGATAAATCTCCTGTTCATACTCTCAACTTTATCAGCCAAGTGACTGTCGCTGAGATGCGCGTACCGTCTGACGGTATTAAGGTCGCGATGCCCTAGCACTCCCGCAATCTCGACAAGCGTCGCTGAATTCATCGCGAGATAGCTCGCGGTGGTGTGGCGTAGGTCGTGAAAGCGGAAGTCGGTCAACTCGGCAGCCTTGCGTGCAGCATTCCACGCGGCGGTGATATCGAAGTGTCGCTCACTCACGGGGACAGGCTTACACTCCTTTTGGGGAGAGGGCTTCTCGCCGGGGAATAGGAAATCGGTATCGATGCGTCGCACCTTGGAGTGCTCCCTGAGGAGCGCCAGGGCTTCACCTTTGAGCGGAACATTTCGGCGGTCGCCGTTCTTGGTTTGCTGAAGGATAATCCGCTCTTTCTCGAGCTCAACGTCCTTCCACTTGAGTGAGAGGAGTTCCTCCTTTCGCATACCGGTCGAAAGCGCGAGGACCACGATGAGGTAGAGAGGCTTGTAGCGGCTCTCTTTGCATGCCGCGAACAACCTTTTCAGCTCGTCGTCGTCGAGATAGCGCACCCGAATCTTCCCCTGACCTGGTCGCTCGACCTCCTTTACTGGATTCCTCTTAGCCCACCCCCATCGACGTGCGGCTTTGAACACAGCCGAGAGGCTACAGAGATGCACACGCACACTCCCCGCTGAGAGTTTGTTATTCTGGGTCCGACCCTCCTTGGGCTTTATTTGGGTGAGAGCGTCACTGATGATGACATCGTCGATTGAGGAGAGGAGTCGTGGGCCGATTACTTCACTCCATCGCCGAAGATGACAAGTTCGGTTGATGTCGCACTCAACCTCGGATTGATACCTATCTATCGCTTCCTTGAGCGTGTGACGCTTCGCCTCGACATCATCTAGGTACAAGCCTTGGCGTATCTTTACTTCCTGCTGCGAAATCCATGCAGCAGCGTCAGTCTTGCGGTGAAAGGTCTGAGTAAGGTGGGGAAATCCCCTCTGGCGCACTCGCGCCATGTACGAGGTGTTGCCCTTCGAGTCAGTTCTTTTGGTGATAGTTCCCATTCGTCCCTCTGCGAAAAATCCCTCCTCCTGCTGTGATTGATTGCGGGAGTTGGTACGCCTGTGGGACTTAAGCTATTGGCTTAAGCGGAAAACTGTCGATACCTTTG